CTACTGGGTAGATTTTTGGGTGTGGCTGTTTTTGTGGCTGTTTAGTAGGTTTTCAAGGACTGAAATTCCGGTTTTCAGATGATCAATGAAGGGGTGGGTATATTTTATTGTTGTCTGGATGTCCGAATGTCCTAACATTGCTTGAGCCATAGCTATGTTTTGACTAGCTAGGACCGTAGCGACTGTATGCCGGATCACGTGAAAGCTAAAGTCTTTTATTCCTGTCAGCCTTCTTATCTTTTTAACGGTATAAAATACAGTGTTAGGATTTCTCCATTTTAGAGAAAACACGTATTTATCTCTGCTTTTTCTAATGTGCTTTTCCAGTATTTGCCGAGATTGTAGAGAAAGCGGGATAATCTTGTATTCTCCCTGGGTCTTCCGGGGGGACCTTTTCTTTGATTTAGTCTTGTGGTGCGGAAGGATTATTACTGATTCCTGGAGATTTATGTTTTTCTTTTCCAGGAATAATATTTCACTTAGCCTCATTCCGGTTAAAAAAGCAAATAGTGTTACATCATGAACAATTTTCTGAAAGTCAGACCTGGGTTTCTGCTGGATTTGTTTTGTGGCGTCAAGGACCAGATTAATTTCTTCTAGATTAAGGGCCCTTCTTTTTTGCTCTTCTACGTATGGAACGTAATATAAACTAACAGGGTTTTCTGAAATATATTTATCCCGGATAGCACAATTGAGTAAATGCCGGAGGAGTTCCATGTATCGATTTACGGTAGTGGTAGAAACATTTAGCTCTTTAAGTAGGTAATTCTCAAGTTTAAGAATGTTTTGTTTGTTTATCTGCTGAAGGTAGATGTTTCCAAATACAGAAAGAATTTTTTTGAGTCTCTGATCATCCCGGTCTATTGTCTTTTTGTGTTGGTGCTCTTGTAGGTAGATTTTGATATAGTCTTTGAGCCTGATTCTTTTAATGCCGGGTGCTGATAGGCCATAATGAGTGGCGATAATCTCTTTTTCAACCTGTTTGATCCTCTCGGATAAAAGATATTCTTCTCCCCGTTTTAGACCTAAACTTCTTCTGTATCGGATTCCGTCAATCTGTTTAAAGAAATAATATCTGCCGTTACGTTGGTATAGTCCCACGTTTTTTTATCCTCTTAAAAGCACTGTCATTTATTTTTCTGCTCATTTTCTTTGCTAAATTAATCAAGTCACAAATATCTACCTCGAGAGCCTCAGCGATTAACATGATTGTATTGATCCCCGGATTTTTTATAGCTCCCTTCTCTAGTCTGCTGTAATACCCATTATCCATCCCCGTTAGCCTGGTAATATCATATAGTTTTAATCCCTTTTCTTCCCGGGTTTTCCTGATGGCTTGGCCTATTTCTAGGAGGGGAGCTTCCACAATTTCAATAGTAATTTTTTTCTTCATCATTTTTCCTCCTTAGCCCTTCTGGCAAAACCGGAAGGGCCAGTTTCCCTGACCCCCCTCATTTGCCTATTTTCAATATATGTTTTTGTTTTATTTTTGTCAAGTTATTTTTAAATGTTCTTATTGTTATTAATTGTTAATAAAAAATATCAAAAAAGGACTTGACAAATAAACAGTTGTTTTTTAAATTATAAACGAAAGGAGGTAAAAAGGATGGAAGAAATCAGGTTTGATGGGATAAGGGAGGTTTTTTTAAGTGTAGAAGAAGTCTCAAATATGCTTAATGTCAGTAAGTCCACAATCAGAAATTGGTGTTCCTTCCGTGGTTTACCACATATCAAAATAGCCCGGAAAATACTTATTCGCAAAGTCGATTTAATGGAGTGGCTCGAGAGATACAAGAGGGGGGATATAAATGACTGAAGAAAAAGAAAGAGAAATTATCGAGTCCCATGTAGAACAGGAAGAGAAAGCTATCGTTTTGAAGAAAGAAGATGCAATTGACTTGGATAGTGACCTTTTCCAGAAGCGGTTAGATGAGATAAAAACATTTCAAAAGCTGGTTAGAAGCCAGCTAAAGAAAGATCATGATTTCGGGGTAATTCCCGGAACATCAAAGCCAACTCTTTTAAAACCCGGAGCCGAGAAAGTAGCAAAGCTCTTAGGTCTTACTGATCACTTTGAGATTATTTCTGAAATAAAAGATTGGGAAAACGGATTTTTTCATTTCCAGGTTAAGGTCTATCTGAAAAGCATAAAAACAGGACAAATAATCTCAGAGGGAGTAGGTGAGGCCAATTCTAAAGAAAGTAAATTTGCATACCGTTGGGTCCGGGCCAATAAACTTCCTGGGGGCCTAGATAAAGACAGCCTTCCATATAGATACATAAAAACCCGAGGTGGTTCAGTTAAGTTATATCGGATTAATAATGATGAGATCTATTCCCAAGTTAACACAATCTTAAAAATAGCCAAAAAGAGAGCAATGGTTGATGCAGTTTTAAGTGCCGGCAGACTTTCAGAATTGTTCACCCAGGACCTAGAAGACATGGTTGAAGATCAGATTATTGATGTTGAACCAATCGAGAACGAGCCGGAAAAAGAAAGACAAAGTAGTGGGGGGCTTGAAGATCTAACAGAGACCCAAGAAGACAATGAAGAGTTTAAGAGTGCAAAAGAGAAAATAGACGAGGCTATTAAAAGAGCAAAGTTAAATAGACAGGAATTTCTTGGTTTTCTAGACAAGGTTGGAAAGAAAAAAGGGAAAAAATATGTTGGGAAAATCTTTAACAACTATAGCCTGACAGAAGGAAACCACCAGGACGTCATCCAACTTGCAGAAAAAATTGAAGAGGCCATTCAATATTACATCGAACACAAAATAAGAAAGGACAATAAAAATGAAGGAAAGACTGAAAGCGGTGAGCAAGACTCACCAGAGGTATCGACTAGCTGATGGAACTATTGTTCCTTCAGTAACATCAATATTGGGAATTCTGGCTAAACCGGCCCTGGTTCATTGGGCTTGGAAACTAGGGACAGAAGGAATAGATTATCGAACTTACACCAATGAAGCAAAAGCAGTTGGGGCCTTGGTTCATGAAATGATCCTGGCACATTTCAAGGAGGTAGAGGTTGATTATTCTAACTATACCAAGAACCAGATAGAGATGGCAGAGAACAGTTTTCTAAGTTTTTTGGAGTGGGCTAAAAAGCATAAATTCGAACCAATATTAATCGAAATGCCTCTTGTCTCAGAAAAATACAGATTCGGAGGAACCCCAGACTTTTATGGCAGAGTCGATGGTGTTCCTGGTATTCTCGATTTTAAATCTGGAAGCGGTATATATGAAGAATATTGTTATCAAGTAGGGGGATATAAAATCCTTCTAAATGAGGTTGGATATGAGGTCCGGTTTGCAAAGCTTATCCGGATTACCAGAGAAGAAGACGAACAATTTGAGGTCAAAAACATCGATTACGATCCTCTTATTCATTACGAAACAATCTTTCTATCAATCAGAAGTCTTTATGGTCTCATCAAAAATAAGTAGGGGGGACACATGATAAACAAGGTCTTCTTGGTTGGCCGTGTAGGAAGAAAAGACGTAAGGATTACAGAAAACACAACCGTTGCAGTAATTAGATTGGCAACTGACAGATGGAATAAGAAAAGCCAAGAGGTTGAAACAGATTGGCACCGCGTAGTTATGTTTGGAAAGCTAGCAGAAAATGCTGACAAAATTCTCGAGAAGGGCGATGCAATAGCTATAGTTGGCTCCCTAAGATATAGCATCTATAACGAAAACAAGAGAGCTAGCGTAATGGCTGAAACCTTTAAACTTGTGAGCAAGAAGAAGAAACAAGAAGACCAACCGCCTGAAGAAACTGATTTTCAAGATAATGAACAATTTGATTTTGAGGAAAAAAGCGACCAGGAGGAGGATTATGACGACATCCCCTTCTGAAAAAGAGCTCCTCATTGCTAGGGGTGATCACTTTAAGGTTATTGCTAATAAGAAAGGGATATTTTGTGTCATTGATAGAGACGATGCTGAGTTATTTAAATATGTTGATTCAGTATTAGAGGCTATTTACGGAAAAAGGCTCCTATACACAATTGATAGAACCGACAGAAAGAAAAACAGAAAAGATCGTAGGGTAATATGGGAACTTATTATTAGAAGTGATGCATAAAGGGGGGATAGATGCTTCTAACAGAAGCATTTCAAAAAATTAACAATATTCTTGATAACCGCGAAATACCTTTGAAAGATAAGTGTTACTATCTTTACCTGGTTTCCAGAGCAAATATTGTTGGTGTTGTTTATCCTTGGTGCTTCCAAAAGGATGGCTCTCTTTCTGTTTTAGAGGATGAAGGGTTAATCTCATTGATAGAATCTCCTGTTGGTTATTACGTTTTTATTCCTCAGTATCTTGCTTATACCTTTTCAACTGAATCGGATCATTTAAACCGAATTTGGTCCAACTGTGTTCTTCTCCCTGATGAGGTTTTTAAGGTGGTCCGGCCCTGCGTTGAAAGGCTTTATCCAATGCTTTCTTTCCCTGTTAAGAAAAGCAAATCTTCTCCCCAGGTAAGTGTTGAATTCGATTTTGAGAATAAAACATGGATTGGAATAACGGACGAACTGATTGAATACTGGAAAAAAACATTTCCAGCCGTAAATATCCAGTCTGAATTAAAGAAAATGGGGGCTTGGCTTGTAGCTAATCCAACAAGAAAGAAGAAAAACTATAAACGATTTATCTATAACTGGCTGGCTAGGGCTCAAGATAAAAGCCGGGTTGAGGCAAAGAGCTGGGCTGAAAGGATGGGCGGATGAGAGAAAAGGAAACTCTTACACCCACAAAATTTGAAAGACTTATGAAACAACTTTCAGCCGTGTTTAGAAAAAAATTGGATGATGAGGTTATGGGAACATATTACTCGGCATTTCGAGAAGAAGATGCCCGTATTTTTAGTAAGGCTGTTGCTAATATAATAAACCATCGGGAAGACGGTTCATTTCCTACTATTGCAGAGATTCATAAAGAAATAAGAGAGATCAAAGAAAATCTAACCCAAAGAAAAAAAGTCTATCCGTGCTTCTATTGCGGTGGAACGGGGGTTGTGATCGTCAAGGCCGGACCACCAAATGAAAAATATGAGGTGGCCCTGCGATGTGTTTGTAAGAATGCCAGAAGATTTTCACCATCCATAAGGCAGGCCACCAAAGAAGAGATATTAAAACACCTAAATTCGCTTCCCGTGATTGAAAAAGTAGTTATGGAGTGCAGAAACTGCGGAAAAATGTATGAAGTAAAGATACATAGTAAATTTGATGTTTCCAAGATAGCTTCCAGGATGAGTCTTTGTTGGGAGTGTTATGTAGAAGAGGGGGTAAAGAGAGGGATCTTTGCTGAAAGGGGTTAAGGCTATGAGGACTGTTTTTGGAAGCAAAATAGAAGAGCTAATTGATGTGAACTACATAAGAAGGCTTAATGGAAACATCGAGCCCTGTATGGTCCTCGCTTGGTTTAAAGGTGGGAAAATTGGCTGTGTGCTGGTTTCCGATATAGTCGAGGATAGAGAGGGAGAGCTAGAGGAAGCAATAAAAAAGCTAGAAAACAAGAAGGAAAGGAAGGCTGAAGATGTTTTTGAAAAAACTGCTTAGCAAACCTAGCGACCTTTATTGTGAAGAAAGAATTATTAAGCTTTGCGTGGTTGATGATGACTATATTTGGAGAAAATCTGTTGAGCTTGAAGATATGCTAGACAAACTGATTCCTGGCATGGAGGGTGTTGGCATTACCGCTGTTCTTCATCACTTTCTAGTGGGCCTACTGGAGAATTGCGGGGTTTTTATACAAAGAACGGAGGGATAAAAATGGAATTAATAAAGGGAATTTTACTACAGCTTTCAATGATGTTCTTTTTTGGTGGGGTGGTGTGTCTCTATCTCGGTTGGGGGGCTATATCTGAGCCTAAAGAAAAAGAGATGTCACCATATATCCGACTAGCAAAAATCTTTTTAATTCTTGCTTTTGTTTTGTTGGCGAGCATCATCACTTGTCATTACTTGGGAGGGTAAAAATGATAATTGAGATATTTTTATTCTTTTTGGCCATATTTGTGCTGATCCTTACATGGAAAATATATGGGTGCTTGTGTGAGCTGGGGGATGGATTCAGAGAATTGTTAGCACTAGATAAAGAGTTTAGAAGAAAAAGAAGAGAAATAATTGGAGGGGGTAAAAATGGATAGCAAATACACCATTAAAGCCGAGATAATACCCGGCCTACAAATAGAATCGGACGGGACACGTTTGATAGACGCCATCGAGGATATTGAGATATTGGTCTCGATAATTCAAGAGTTTAGAAATCGCTTGGCTGTAGATGAGTCTGAGTTGATAAAAAAGAAGAATGAAATTCTCGACATGATAAAAGAGGCTATTGAATTAAAAGAAGAAATGAGGGGAAAAAATGAATAACAAATACATTATTAGGGCTAAGCATCCTCTTTTAAGGCCGGGCTTATCAATAGAGACGGAAGCTTCCGAGGGATATGTGGTGTGGGTCCTTAATAAATTATTGGCATTAATCCGGGAATTCAATGAACAAGAAGAAGAGGCTAAAAAAACAGAAGAATTTCATAAAGCATTAGTGAACTCGCTTGTCGAAAGACAGACACCGATTGATGAAAAAGAGGGAGATGAAAATTGAGTAAAACCAAGAGGCAAAGAGGCCTGGACTTTCAAAGGTGGATAAAGAATTGGTTAGAAGAACGAGGTTGGATTGTCCACAACGAAACCCCGAGCGCAAAAAAAACCAAAACCAAAGAGGGCAAAAAAATCTGGGTCAGCGGGAAAACCGATATTTTCAATTGTATTGACCTCATAGCAAAGAAAGATTACCGCACCCTTTGGATTCAGGCGACTTTAGATAGCAGTGTTGGGCGGAAGATAGAGAAATTAAAAACCGTTCCCTGGGCGCCGAATGATGAGGTGTTTATTTTTCGGAAAGTTAACAAGGAAGAAGTAGTGATAAAGCGTTTCTCCCCCATCCGGCAGGAACTTGATGAGGTGGGGAGAATCCGGAGGCGGGTGTTTTACCCGAAAGAGGGGAGGTTTGAGATATGAAAAATAGCGACAGGCTAATCTTTTGGGCATCGGTGGCCTGTTTGGTCTTTTTGATTTTGGGAATAATCATAGGCTATTCCGTGAGTCAGAAGCAAATCTGGTTTTGGGGGATAAGTGAGAAGCAGAGAGAAATAGAGCTTACGATCCGGCGGATAGAGCTAAAAGAAGCGAAGCTGGATGCACTACTCCGGGCGATGAAAGCCTACGACCGGGAGGTATGCCGGCTGATTGAAGATTTACAAATGAGGCCAAGTGAGGAGGATTAATGCCTTGGGACAAAAGAAGATACCCTGAAAATTGGGAAGAAATTGCAGAGGAAGTGAAAAAAAGAGCTGGATATCGATGTGAAAATTGTGGATCCCCTTCAATTCCGGGCAGAATTTTGACGGTTCATCATCTTGATATGAATCCCCAAAATAACTCTTTTGAAAATCTAGTTGCACTTTGTCAGGCCTGTCATCTTCATATTCAAGCGAAATATCGTCCCGGGCAAGGATTTTTATTTAAAAAACCCAAATGGGTAAAAACAAGAAATCTTTAGGGGGGATTAACATGGCTTTACCAAGCAAGATAATCTTAAAACACCCAAGTGGTCAAGGGTGGCCTTCATTTGATTGGCTGATTAAAAAGGGGACAAGGCTAAAGAAGGATTTAAAGGAAGAGATTAGGTGGTTGTATCAGGTTGGTTGTTCTCATGTAAAGAAGTTTTTAGAGAGCCACCCTGAATATAAATACTTGGGTTCTGAGGATTTAGGGCATATTCCCGAAGTAAATGAAGGTGTTCGAGAGTTTATAGAGAGATGTAAAAAAGATGGGTTTGAGATTATAGAAGAGAAAATGTTATGAAAATAGCAAGGGTTTTTCCCACGCAAACCTCAATGAGCCCTGTTGATCCAGATTCTTATTTTGGTCCTCCAGATTTATTTACACCCCCATATGATGAAATTCATATAAGCGTTGTTTTTACTTGGGATTTACCAAGAGCACAACAGCTTAAAGCCCAATGGGAACATATTGCACCAGTCAAAATTGGTGGGCCTGCTATTCATGGTGAACCAAAAGATGGATTTAAGGCTGGTATGTATTTATGCAAGGGGGTTACCATAACCTCAAGGGGTTGTCCAAACAAATGCCCGTGGTGTTTTGTAAATTGTGATCTTATCGAATTGGATGATTTCCCCGAGGGCAATATTATTCAAGATAATAATATTCTGGCCTGTTCAAAGCCACACCTGGAAAAAGTTTTTCAGATGCTTTCTAAACAGAGGGGTATTGATTTTAGGGGGGGATTAGATTCAAGGCTTCTCAAAGATTGGCATATTGAGAAACTAAGAGGATTAAGAATTAAGGCGCTTTGGCTTGCTTACGATCACCCAGCAACTAGAACTTATTTTATCAAGGCGATTACAAAGTTAAAAAAATATTTCAGGCGTGATCAATTGCGTTGTTATGTCTTAATTGGATTCGGGAAAGATACGATAGAAGAGGCCGAAGCAAGATTAAAATTTGTTTGGGATGTGGGAGCTCTTCCTTTTGCTATGCTTTATCGTAACGGGCGGGGGGATTACCCATCTCCAACTTCAGAATGGAAAAGATTACAACGAAAATGGGCAAGACCTGCTATTTACAAATCTTTTTTCAAAGAGGACTAACATGACCTGCCAAATAAGTTTTGTTGACGAGGAAAGACAATTCTTTAAAAAGAGATGAAAAATGGAGTGGTTATTAAAACTAGGTTGGGATTTTTGGGGCGGGGTAATTGGGTTTTTATTTGTGTTTGGATGGTTCTTTGGGTGGATTATTTACTTGGTTATAACTGAGGAGTCTGATTAAGGGCTGTAAAATGAGTAAGAAGGTATCAATGTTATTTGCCTGGGTCAAAAAATCCATCCCTCGCCTTCTCCGGTGGGAGAAGAAGCTGGGGGAGATTATTGAGAAGGGGGAGTAACATGGAAAAATTATCATTTCTAAACCCGGTTTTTAAGAAGGGATTGAATTTCACGGTCAGACTAGGGACAAAATGGGTAAATAAGTTATCTATTGGTGATTTTATTGAAATTGCAGGCTGGGATGGATTTGGCCAAATTAAAAAAATTTATATTTGTCGTTTGGCTGAAACTCCAGAAGAAGTCCTGAAAAATGAGCATGATATGGGTTGTAGAACTTTGGATGGTTTAATGAGTGCATTAAAGTTTGTGTATTCAGAATTGTCTAGCTTATCAGACGAAGAGATAGAGAACCAAGTTGTTACCTGCATAGGGTTCTATCTCTACAAAAGATACTAGGAGAAACAATGAGTAATCCCACAGTAAAAGAAATCCTTAAATCTTGGCTAAAAGAACATGGGTATGATGGTCTTTTTAATGAATGGGGAGAGTGTGGCTGTGAGCTAAATGATTTAGCTCCATGTGGAGAAATCGACCCGGAATGCAAAGCAGGATATAAGGCTGTCTGTGAAGGTGAAGAGAGGTGTGAAGCATGCGAATTGGGGGTCTGGCATATTCAGGCTGATAAGCCAAGGGGGAAGGAATGATTAGATTTGAAACTGATATTAATAGTTGGGTTATCTACTGTGATTTTTGCTCAAATTATGAAGAATTTCCAGAAGAAAAAAAGTTTAAAGCAGTAGTAAAAAGGGCAAAAGAAATGGGTTGGAGAACATTTTTAACGAATACTGGTTGGGCAAATAAGTGTCCAGTTTGTTGTGATGATTTAAAAAGATTCCAAAAGGGGGAACAATGACTAGTGAAGAAAAGATTAAGACTGCTATTAAATTTCTGGAAGATACCGTGGGTGGGATGATGTTTGCTTTTAGCCACCATAAACCAGGCAGTAAAAAAGTTGAGAAAAATCGCAAAGAGTTGGTTGATTCATTATTAGAAAGTTTAAAAATTCTTAGAGCTGCTAGAGATTTAAAAATCAAAGCGTTTCCAGAAAGAGAAGAAATTGAAATTGAGGGAATAAGATATAGTTATGTGGTTTTTAGAGATTGGGGTAAAAATGGATTTCCGGTTGGAACGGTTTTTAAGATTCTAAAAAGAGGAGACACCCTTTGGGTAGAAAAATTAAAAGAAACTGACAGAGAGGGGGAATAATGAATAACAAGATAAAAAGAGTGTATATTGCCGGCCCTCTTGGGCCCACCGGATTGAAAAGCCAATATCCAGCTATCGACTTTCTATATAACGCCTCGGATATGATAAGGATTTCTCTTGAGGTTTTCTTTGCTGGTTTTGTTCCCTTCTGCCCAGCTCTAGATATGTTGTTCTTCTTGTTGCTCAGGCGTGATCTTGGAGAGCAAATTACAGACCCCATGATTAAAAGATATAGCATAGATTGGCTAGAGGTGTGTGATGCTATGCTTTTGTGTCCGGGTTGGGAAAAATCAAGGGGGGCCCTCGCAGAAATTGAGTTTGCTAAAGAAAGGGGGATTCCAATTTTTGAAGATTTGGTTGATTTAAAAAAATCCCAGAAGGGGGTAAACCATGAATACTTCAGTAAAACTCAAAGCTAAATTCTGGCCCACATTTATCAAAGCCTGTGAATCTCAATGGAAGTGTGGTGGACAAAGATATGCCTTAACAGAAGACAAGGAATTTACGGACCTAATCTGTGAGGCCGTGGGTGAAGACTGGATTGGTGGAAACATCATGAAATACACCGGGGAGATTATAAACGCAAAAAAGGCCGGTGAGAAACCTCAAGAAGTCAACTTCTTCAAAATAGCTGTTTACGCCTTTATCTGGTGGCTTAAGCATATGGATATAGGGTTTACCCAAAGGGATAAAGGGGAAGAATTTGAAATTACAGGGGGGAAAAATGATTAATTACCTAATTGGTTTTTCTGTGGTTTTTCTGTTACTTATATTGATTTTGGCGATTGTTGTGGGAAGGCTCTATATTAAAGTAAAGTGTTTTCTGGTAACCGACCTAAAAACTGAGATCGAGAAGATCAAGAGGGATATTAATGATAGCAGGTGTTTCTATATTTATCCTGGTCGAGAAGTCTCTATTAAACACGTAATTAACCTTTTACTTGATCATTTTGGTTTAGAAGTAAAGTATTTTCCGGAACGAGTAGAGATTATTAAAAAGGAGAAGCAAACATGAGTGGCCTAATCCTCATCAGGTGTGTGGAGAATGGGTATTTGGTTGAATTTCCCCAGCCAACAAGAAGAACTGTTTGGAGGAGAAAGGTTATTTGTAGGAATGATGATGAGGTGAAAGAGCTTATAAACGAAGCCCTTGCTAATGTTAAGGCTCTAGAAAGGACTATCAGACAAATGGAGGGAACACAATGGGTAAAATAATTCGATATAAACATCATGGAAGGATGGTTTATGTAGATGAAGATTTAAAAGGCAAACATAGGGAATATTGTCTATGTTTCCGTTGTGCGAAATTTCACCCCGAAGATGGGGTGAAGAATTGTTCAATTGCTAACCTGAATTATGCAATGGACGTTTTACTAAACGTGGTAACTCCAGTGTGGGAATGTCCCAGGTTTGAAGAAAAACCTCCGCTTAAGGTAAAAAGAGGGCATCCGTGACTGAACAACGGGGTTCTGGCGGTTTCCCCGTAAGGTGCGGGGGACGTGTATTTTGGTCCCCGGCTGGGGGTTATATCGACAAAAACCGCTACCCCCTTGCAGGTAACCAATCCTGCCGGGTGCCCTTCATAAAGATCTAAAAATTAGGGGGAACAATGCAATCGGGGTTTGAGTTGATAAAACCAGGAAAGGGAAAAAGGGTCAAATTTAATATGGTAACAATATCTCCTGTCTTGCTTACGTTCAATAGACACGTGGTAGAAAAAATGAATCTTTCACGCCAGAGAAATGTAATGCTGTTCTATAATCCCAAGCTAAAGATAATAGCAATAAAACCATCTCCGGTTGAAACAGAAAATACATATAGGGTTTTTGTTAATAAGAATAGAAATGCATCTCTAACAGTAAGGGGGTTTTTAAAAACCACTGGCTTGATTGTCACGTTGGGGTTCCTCAAAAACAAAGAGTCTAAACGTTTCAGAGCTGTTTGGAGTTACAAGGAAAAGGTTCTTTATGTTCCTTTAACATCAGAAGCCTTTAAAAAACTTTCTGTATTAGAGGAGGAAGAAAAGACAGATGAGTGAAAGAGTTATTCGAAACTGCAACGAATGCCCGGGATCTAGTGTAACCACTTTCTACGAGTCTGATAAAACAAAAAAAGTAAAGGTATATCTCTACTGCTCAGTGCTAAAGCAATACCTGGGAGATCTTAAAGAGAATATGTCACCACCTTCTTTTTGTCCTCTATATCCCATTGAAGACTTTCTCGCTGAATTAAAGTGGGCTGAGGAAAAATGAAGGGAACTCCCTGTGCCGATCTAATAAGGAAGGTCTTGGAAGAGTCAATAGAGGAAAATTTTAAAGAATTTGGCTTACTTAAGCAGTGTAAAAAATGCTTACAACTAAAAAACGGTTGCCGGGGTCAATATAATGCTCCCGGTTTAACTTATTTTTGGTGTGCTCATTATGATAACGGGAGGAAGAAACAATGTTAAATACAGAAAAATTTGTTGTTGAATTAACATCCTCTCTTTTGAGACTAACAAATGAGTTAAATGATATTAAAAACCAAGTTGAGATGAATACGGCAGAAATCAACAAGTTAAAAGAGGTTTCTGGGGAGATCAACACCAAGATTGATAATCTCAAAATAACTGAAGATGTATGTTTCTTGGGACGATTGGCAAATTTTAATAAAATTCTTCTGAGGGTTAATAATGGAGTGATTTCTTTGGGGGAGCTTTTGTGGTTACTGCTAGATTTCCTTGGTTTAAGAGTGGATTTCGAAACGCGTGAAGGAAAAGAATTCCGGGAACCGAATTACTATGTCATACCAAAGTTAGTGAAAAAGAAAAAATAATGAAAAGGAATAAATTATAGGGTGTTCAGTTTTTGAACACTCTACTGATTATATTTAATCACGTTTCCAGTCGCCTGGATGTAAACCATAAATAACCCGTTAAAACCCTCTCTCTTCAGCTTTTTATACATCAGCCGATCTGAATAAGAAAAATATGGTTTCGCATAATGGTTGTGAATAATCAAAATTATGTCTTTAATTGTGCTTCCCTTCTTGGCTAACTTGCTTCTTAAATATTCAACGGGAACCAAAATGCGGTGCTCTATCCGATTGGTGATTACGAAAAAATCACCATTCCAAAGCTGGATGTAAACTGACTCAAACGGTTCTTTGAAAACCGACTTGTAAATATTACCTTCTGAAATATATATTTGAATCTGTGAATTAAGGTTAAGGTGGGCCGGTAAAAGCACAATAACAATGGCTATTCCCACCAAAACCTTTTTCAATCCATCTTATCTCCTCTTTTTTCTTTCACGGCGAGGCTTCCAGCCTGTTTTCCTGAGGGTGCCGTAAACATACCTGTCTTGTCTTTCCTTGTCTCCCGGAAATTTTTTTCTTGCCATCCTTTTTAGTTTTCTTTCTAGTGCCTTTGGCATATTTACCCCCTTTGTATAAACTTAACCAAAAATCCCAATCTGTGCCGTCATGAAAAAGATATATAAAGCCATTCTTTAAAACACCAAAACCAGATTTCCAGAAGGGATAACTGGTTGTTCTGAGATTAATATATTCAATCTTACTAATATCAAATAATCCCCCCAAGTCAATGCAGAGAAACTTCCCGGAAACATCATAAGTCATTCCAAAGAAATGCCCATGAGCGTTGATTAAATTCCGGTGATATTTAGAGGCTAATCGAGTGGCCATCCTGGTCGGTATTCGGCTATAGTCTTTCGCGTGTGTAAGAAGCCAATCTTCTCCAATTTCTAAACTGTCATAATTCGTGAATTTAAATTTATTCTTCATAACCAAGTTGCCAAATATCCGGAGAAAAAACCGGGCCTGAATTCTGCCATCTGAGAATATTCCGGCTCTCCTCTCATGGTTTCCCTGAATAAGGAAGATAAAATCAAACTGATCCAGCCAATCCATAAATGGCTCTGTCCATTCTATTTCTTCTCCCATTTCTGGTCTGTATTCTGAGTAATACTTGCTAATAAAGTGCATATCAAATAAGTCCCCGACGATAATTATCTTGTTAACATCTAAAAGGTGTGAAATTATTCCTGCCCTGTTTACCCATTTTTCAGAATAGTAAGGAGCATGGACATCACATATAATCAGATAATCATCCATAGGAAGTCGGGGAGGGTGGAAGTATTTCATCTCACTGTCTTTATCTTCTTTTTTTATTATCCTTCTTAGGCCTTTCCTATATACTAACCTCTCTACCATGTTTGTTGTCACTTGTGTCTTAAGCTCTTTAGATAAGATTTCGGCTATTTTGGAATAGGTGAATCCGCTCATTATAAGTTCTATAACCCTTTCCACCTTCTCTGGGGTCCAATTTACTTTTGTCATTGTTATCACTCCTCATCAGGAATTTTAGAGGCTTGATCTGCTATCTTACATAGTTGTTCTATCCACTTAAGAAACCTGTAAAAAACCTCAATCTCGGCTGCCTTCTTGGCAAAATTTTCCTCTTTCTTGTTGATCAGATTAAACAGAATCGCCGGATTTCCTTTCTGTCTAAGAAAGGGCTCTACTACATCTTTCCAGCCCTTTGTCTTTGTCATCTCTCTTACAGCTAGGGCCACCGGTTTAAATCTCTTTAGGTTTATCTTTACCTCTTCCCGTCTTATGAACTCGTTGTAACCTTCAGTAAAAATATCTTCTTCTTTGCTTGTTATATGACCTCTGAACATGGCTTACTCTCCTAACTTTTCAAAGAATTCCTGGGGAACGGGTATTCCCATCCCCTCAGCTACTGCCCTGGATTGAGGGCCCTCTAAAGCCTCTTTTGCTCCAGCCCTTGTGGCTTCCTGGGCAGGAGGAGAGAGCTGTTGGACTATTTCCTCGGGATTCTTATTCCCTAGCTTCAGCCAAAGTTGTTTTATTAAGGCCACCCGGTTAACTTCGGGAAACCGAATCAGCCTATCAAAGGCCTGGATAAAGATATTAGTGTCTATTTCTTTAACCTGTGACAGACTCTCTGTGATGGGGACCACACCGATGCCACGCTTTAACTGTTCCGTGTCGAGATCAAAGAATTGGTCAGCATGATTTGGCTCTCCGACAATTTCTTTGTAGGTCTCTCTATCAATTGTCTCTCTTATATAAACCAGTGCTCTCTTGGCAAGGGGGGTTAGGATATAAAAGTCCAGCTTCTTTAAGTAAAACTCGGGTCTTCCCTGGCTGGCCTGTTGGAGCCGGATAATTCCAGTAGCCGTCTCTCTCCTTCTCGGTGTTGCACCTCTTGTGTAGTCCCAGAAACTAGAAACATTCTGGAAGTCATAATAAAGCGATTGCTCTTCTTTATAGGATGAAGATGTAACATCTGCTATCGGTAGTTCTTCAATAGCATCTCTATTTGTGGTCACAATTACATTTCCGGGAGCCGAGAATAAGGTCGCTAGATCCACCTCTCCAGCGGTCATGTCATAGATAAATAGTTTGTTCAAAACAAGCGACACGTTTTCCCTTCTTTGCGATCTCAGAAGATTTAACTCCTTTTGGATAGGCTTCAGCGACTCTACCAGCCCTATTCCGAAAAACTCACCAGGAGCACCGCCGGTTCTGGCGTCTAAAACCGGAAGGGGAAATGGATAAGGCTTGATTGCATATCTCGTTGTATTTCTAATAATAAACTGCTTGTTGGCAATGGTTACAACATCACCATCCTCAAAGCAATCCAGAATCTCAATCTTGTTCTTCTCGTGGGGGGTATCTATGGAAATTCCAATCTCTGAAAGGAGCTTCTTAACCGGGTCCTCATCTGTCCCATATCCGCCGGTTCCAATTCTTTCTACCCCTTCATATATGCCTTTTTCCTGGGCCTCAAGTAGCTCTTCTATTGTTGAATACCCCCTTCTGATTATCCAGTTGGCTCTTGACAGTCTCTTTCTGCCGGGTTCTGGAAACATGGAAAATGTATGAGGGGACTCTAGATAAATATAATCAAAGGCATCACTTTTCGTTGTCTCTCCAGTGGATAGAATCCTTTGGATTTCCTTTGTAACGGGGAAATTGATTAGATACGCAACATTATAAAGATTTATGTTTCTCAAGAGGTCCTCTATTTCTAAAATAAATTCAGTTCTTTCGTCTTTCATGACCCAGTTAAGGATGATTTCCAGCTCTGAACACAATTCCTTTGAAATCGAGCTCAGCCTAGGGTGGATTGAATATATCGATGGTTGGGAGAAGATTGATAGCATGATGTAGGCTATATAGTCTTCCATGTAGGCAAATGTATAGGGCACAAATATACTGTGCTTATAGACCTTCTCTTCTCCCTTCATATAGCTCTTGTAGAGGTAATAATTCTCCTTTCCCTTGTCCATATACTGCCTATAGGCATCCTCAGAGTGCTTAAACCTTGTTAGCCATTTCTTTAACAAATCAAGTTCTTCCTGGGTTCTTGTTACGGCTCTTTCTTCGAGATACATAGCCACACCCCCTTATAGGAATTGTCCTGTTGCCCAGCGTCTTTCTAACTGGGCCCTATATGCTTTTATGTCCTCTAACTCAACGTGCTTCACGTTGGCGTTTATTATGTATTTAGCACAGTCAATAAAATCATCATTTACCTTCTTCGGTCTGTCTTTTCTTCCTTTTTCTTCTCTTGCCCTCAGACTAGCCCAGCTATCCCAGGTATAAGTCTTTAGCTGGAAAATGAATTCCGGACACGATTGGAAGATATGAACCATGGGTTCTGGAACCTCAGCAAGCATATCGCTGAAACGATGGAAGAAGGTATTAAAGTCTCTATTAGCCGTTTTAAAGAACAATCCTTGTCTTCTATAAAGCTCATGAATAGACTTGATTCCTAGTGTCTTTTGCTCTACCTTGGCATGAGTTGGGTCAATAAATCTGGCTTTAACCTTTTCTTTTGCCTGTCCTTCAATCCTGATAATTTCCATTGCTGATTCCGGCACGGTCATCGGTCTTCCGTCATCCATTTCAAACTTAACCTCTCTATAAAACCAGTGATGACCTCGCGGATCTATTGCACACCACAATCCATAAATCGGCTTCTGGGGATGAGGGTCAATAGCCATAACCCTTGTCCAGGTATTGGGAATTTCAAAGGGCTGAACAACGTGTTGCCTATGGGAAAACAACGGGAAAACCAGCCCATATTCCCTAGTGTATTTCCCAAAGTAAAGCCTGTGGGCATCAGCTTCTCTTCCTTTCCTCTTTAATTCCTCAATGTCTTTTTTAAGCTTCTCGTGGCTTATATAAGGGTTATCAAACGAGGAAAAGTTAAAGGCTCTCGGCTCTTCCGTGTTTCCTGTTGTGGCAAAAATCTCGTCATACATATCAAGAAATTCAAGCGTGATGTTGTGAATCTTTGGATCCGGAACGGTCCCAATAAATAATGCATCCCCGTTGTGGTCAGCTAACATTGGCTTAACTGTATCAAACCAGACAGAGTAGGGGATGGTGGGAAACTCATCGAAAACCACAAAGTGAAGCCCAGCACCGAGCAAGAAGATCTCTTCCTGTGTTCCAAGAAACTCTATGAGGCTGTCGTTGTAAAGCTCAATATAGTGTTTATCTTCTCTCTTTTTTCTCATGAGCTCAGCCGGTAAATATTTCAGCATCACTCGCCAGGCAATTCTGTAGGCCTGGTCCTTGGTTGGGGCTAAATACCAAATTCTGGCGTGGGGTGTTTCTATTGCCCTCTTAATAATCTCGTTGACTGCTAAAACCGTCTTTCCGAACCGCCGTCCAGCTATAACCATAACAACTACACCTCGATAGGGCGGACTAAGAGCTTTGTGAACCATCAACTGCTTCTCGTGAGGAACGTATTTAAGCCTCATTTATTCTCCCTCTGTGTCTTGCTTCTCCTTTTTAGGTTTCGGTATATCTGCCACGGGCATTGGTTTTCCCCATTCAACTACTCCAGATGAATTCCCTATACTGTCTTCAATTGACTTGACCACTCTCATAAACTTTTCGTCTCCCATTAGTCCGACAACAAATTTTGCAGCCTCAAACTGGGACTTGCTTTTTTTGTCCCTCAAAAACTTATTCAGCAAAAGAGAGACAGCACAATACATGGTCTCGTAAACTTTTCTCGGAAGCCTTTGCTTTAAATCCTCATCAGAAAGGTCCACAATCTCATTGAAGGGACTTTTGGGCCTTCCCGGGCTTCTCCTCTTCATGTTTTGAAGGTGTTTAGCTCCAGCCATTATTCACCTTCCTTCTTTAATTCGTTAACCCATTCAAGAAGGGTCTCTACTAATTCTTGATAATGCCTATTAGCCCGCTCAAGCTTTTCCCAGTCCTCTGAGCTTAGGGTGGCTAAAAATACAGCCTTCTCTCTTTTGTTTAACCTTGATAGGGGGGCTAGGTTCTTAATTGATTGAGTAATCCCTTTCTTGATAGAGTCTCTAACCTCTTTTTCTGTCTTTAGCAGTGAGGAATTAATTACTTCCTCGATATATTGAGACAGCAGGATCTTAAATGATTCTTTATCACCAAATCTCAAGGACTGGGCCATGTGGTAGAGAATTGGGGTCTTATTAGTTATAATGCCACCCGTGTAATCTTTCCCTAGCTTCTTAAGGAACATAGTCTCCTTGTCAAAAATATCGTAGTAAGCAGAGGCATCACCATCAGCAACATAAAACAAGTAATTAAGGATTGTCTCACCAATTGGCTTATCAGGAACATCTTTTTTCAGGGCTCTGTAAAGCTCTTCTAAGCCGACCGATCTAGCCAAATAGAGGGTCTTATCTTTTATTAACCTGGGTTCATCGAATTCAGGGAAAATAGACATTCCTGTAGCAAGCTCAAGTGGAATCTTCATCGCAGGATGAAGGAGCTGGTAAGCCTTGTCAATTGGTGCTTCAGCCATTTCTTTTAAAATCTCTTTTAGAGACATCTCCCCCGTCTTATACCTGTGGATAAAAATCGGGAGAGAATCTAAAGCAAACCAAGACATCAAATCGTCAAGAGAACCCAAACGGTTGAAGTAAATAACTTTTCCCTCGGGGATATTAAAAGCCTTTCTTAGCTCTTTTTGGATAAACGGAGGAAGAAACAGGTGGGTTCTTGCCCTCTGCTCTTCGCTTAAAGATTGTTCTGCTTCACCATAGAAAATATTATTCAGAACATTATAAATTGCATACAAGAGATATCCCTTTAATGCTATTCTTCCTAATAGATATGTATAATAAGGTGCTTTAAACATCGCCGTGCCAGCTATTGTTCTGGCTAAGGCCGGGATAATTTTAGCCTCAGCTATGGCATTTCTATACAGCCTGTAATATCTTCTAGTGTTGACTTCCTGCCAGCTCCAGAAGGGAAATATTGAACCTCTTAATGCCTCTCCTATAGTTGATAACTCCTCATAATTACCCAGAAGCTCATTTGCTAATCTGTAGGCCTTTTCTTCAATTGAGGGGAGGGCGTCAATTTCTCCCTTAATTGAAGCGTAGTAACTCTTCGGCTTTCCACCATTCCTGATTATTTCGTCCTTAATGCTTAAGTAATTGGCATATCTAAGAAGTGCTTCTCTAACCTCAGAAACCGCTCCCATCTTCTTAAAGTAACCACCAACTATTTTCTTGAAAGCACTTTCATTCTTAGCAATTGAGCCTTGGGTTATTTGCTCATATAGCCTTCCTAAATCCCCTAGCTCCTGGATATGGAATGAACTCCTAACACCACCCAGTCTAAAGAATTCCCTCAGCTCGGGTGACATTCCTGTTTTTCTAACAAATGCTTCGTATAAGTCCTTTATTGACTTCGGTAAATACTTAAAAGCCCGGGGGTTTCCGATAAATACAGCCTGGGCGTCACCTGTAAAGTTTCTTATGTTGTATTTTGTTACATATCTCGGGCTAAGCAAAAACCATCGCTTCACATTGGTGTGGAACTTTCTCCAGACTTCTTTAATTAGGGTATCATCGCTTCTCTTAAAGAACTGGTTTAATGCTCTCTCTGTCCCTTCCCGGATTAGGAAATACGGCTTATCCTGTCCTATAATGAGTGCATCCCTTGCTTTGTCTATGATTCTCTCAACGGTCTCTTCCTTCCCAACTAAAGTAGGATCCCTTAAGACCTGCTCTACAATTCTATCTGTTATAACCTTTCCGCTATACAGATACTTTCCGGGGTCAAACTGATACAGCTTAAAGTCTTTGGGAATTAAAAAGTGCCAATTCTTAACCCCCATCTCTTTAGCTTTTTGCTTTATGTTCGCTAACAGGTCATCGTATTCGTGAGCAATGCGGTTAAGCTCTCGAAGGACCTTCAGGTCCATTAATAACCTGGTTAATACATCATGCTCGGCCACCGCATATTCTGTAATATAGGCATGATGTTTTGGCTCTAATCCCAGCTTCTGAAGATCTTCTAGCTCTCCCTTGGTATAACCACCCTTTCTCTGTCTCATATAACTCCGGCCTCTAGGGACTTTAAGCCTTCCCGTCCCTTTTCCTTTTATGTTCTCCTCAATTACATAATCAATAACCAGGTGTCTGAAATAATCAGGACGATTGAATATATGAGAAAAATCGGCTCCCAAGCTTCTTCCCAGGTTAATAAAATCTCGTTGAATAGCCCTATAAAGCTCAGCCCTTCTCCTGACTGCCTCTAAAACCTTTTTCTGGGATTTGATTTTATTAAAGAATTCTTTATATTCTCTCTCTACCTCTTCTCTGGTAAACCCATAATCTAAAAGCTTTAAATCTTTGTTGATTCTTGCTGTTTGATAAAGGTCTGCGAGCCACACATATTTCCTGAAATTACTGATTTCAGCATCACTAAGACCAGCGATAATTCCATTTATTGCCTCATAAGCCTCTTGTGGAACCACGCCTCGATAAGCCTTTATTTGTCTAAAGGCCTCCTTTGGGACAATGTATTCTGCTTTATTTGGCATGGTGGGGTAGGCCCTGAAGCCACTAAAGATCTTGCTTACTGCCTTCTTCATCTGAGTTAAAATGCCCTCGTGAGGGACTTTTCTATAAGTCTGGAAAACTTTTTCAAACCTATCAGAAAGCTTTATCTCTCCTGTTTTCTCTTCTCCCTTTAATGCTCGTTTTAGTTTCTGAATGCCTAATCCAATTATCGGCTCTTTAGGTTCTGTCTCTTCGTAATATCTATTAGCTAAACTCTTTATAATATCCTCGGTAGAAACACGCTCCACTAGCTTCTCGGCTGTCTCTATTAATTCCTTGGAAACCTTTCCAGGCTGTCCCACCCCTAATATTGCATCTGGGTATTTCTCTTTTAGTAACTGGATAGCTCTCTCCCCTTCGCCTGGCCGGACAAGACCAACGGTTAGACCTTCCATCATAACCGGCTCAGCCTCTTCTAGCTCTTTGAGCATTTCCTCGACAGTCTTTTCTCTTGTGGGTTTTTCTTCCCGGGCTATCTCAATTCCGTGTCTTTCAAGAAAGTCTTCCAGCGTTTCTCTCTCCCCGGCAAACTCTTTCTCTGCTAATCTTTTTATCGTTTCTAGCTCTTCCTTGAATTCTGGCGATACCTCGGTTTTAACCGGGGGCTTCTCTTCCTCGCTCAGTAACTTACTGAATTTTTCTTTTCTTCTTTTTATGTTCTCTAAGGCCACATCTAAGGGCTGGAGATCCGTCTCTTCAGTTTTTCTAAAACCAGCCTCTTCAGCTCTCTTCTGTAGCTTTTCAATAATTTTTTCTCTATTAAGTAACCGCCCAGTTGAGACTTTTTTAGCAATGTTTAAAATAACCTTGTCATTAAAATCCAAGTAATAACCACTGGCCTTATCAAATGCTTCTCCAAGTTCATCTTCTAAAAGTGTTATTTCTTCATCTCGGGCTCTTTCTCTTTCCATTCTTCTTAACTCGTGAGGGGTATAACTATCCGGGGGTAATCCTCGCCTGAATCTTGATGCTCTCTTTGCTAAAAATTCAAAAACATCTGAAGAATAACCGCTGTCGGGAATTTTTGTAACAATATCTCCCAGCATCGAAATAAATGTCTGGTTTCTTTCTCTAACGCCAGTTGCTAACTCCGAGGCTAGCTCATCCATAGTGACACCAATATAGGGGTTCTTCTTGGCCTCTTCTGGACGAACCAGCATATCTTCGGGAAATATCTTTTTGAGTTCTTTATACGAATAAATAGAATTTGGCCTAATTCTTCCGTATTGAAACTTGATAAAGCTCATTAACGGATCGCTAGAGCTATACTCCTGCCACGTTCTATGTCTTTTTTTGTATTCGTGTTTTTCTCCTAGTTCTTTCCATTGCTCCATTAAGTCAGGAAGTTTATTTATATCTTCTGCCTGTCTAAGCCACTCATAAGGAACCCTAATGTTCTCTGGGGTAACCAAATAGTGCTTTAAGGCTCTCCAGTGCTTCAGTTCTTTAAGTGCAGCTCCTGCCTTTCTGAGTTCTGCCACCTCATTATCTAACTGTCTGAAGATCTCTCTTAACGGTTTATTCCGGATATAATCTGGAAGTTTATGAGAAGAGAAGACAGTTAAAAGAAGCTCGTCAAAAAAGGCCTGCGAAGTCTCAGGTGTTATCTTTCCTCTCGCTATGTCATTAGCAATCTTGCGAATTGTCTGTGGATCATACTGATTGAGTAAATTAAGCAATGCCCGGGATGAAAACTGCCTTATAAACTTGGAGAGTAATGGTGTTTTATTAAAATCAATAAACTTATTTCCACCTAGAACTGCACCAAACAAAAATGCGTGTAAAGCACGTTGGGGAGCGTGTTCGATCCCTTCTTTTGAAAGGTCAGAAAATAAGGAAGCAAATCCCAGTGGAACACTTTCCCTGAGCATCTGTGCAAAAACTGGCATTCCAGCCTTCTCAAGGGCCCTTACTCCACCTTTTACTGCCATACTCCCCAAGCTACCGCCATACATCATCGGTGTCCCAAAGAAACCGGTAAACCGCCCTATTACATTTCCTAATGCTTCAATGGGTGTCCTGGGCTCGTATTTATAGGGCTTCTTGGTCATCCCCAGGGTCATTTCATCTGCCAAACCTTCAAGAAACCCTGTGCTAAACTCAGAAAGCTTCTCTCCGGCTTCTTTAATCTTCTTGGGTGAAATATAATCCTTTAGTCCTAATTGGGTGACTAAGAAGTCTATCCCGGGGGAAAATAAGTCAAGTGTTGGTGGTGCTTTATCTATGTGTGGAGGTTGCGTTTTCTGGGGCTCTTCTGGGGGCTCTACATAAATTTTAGATGCTGTTTCTTCTAAAACCGGCATCTTTATTTCGGCTTCCTTATGTGCTTCCTCTGGGGGTCTTAGCCTAATCTCTGGTGGAACAAAAACTCTCTCTATTGATTCTGGACTCGGTTGCACCTGGAGAAGCCGGCCTTTTAATTTATCAAAAATAGCAGGCTCGGGCTCTGTCTGTGGTTGTGTATTTAATAACGATTCTTTTAGTCTCTCGAATATACTCATTTTTAAGGCGTCTTAGAGAGGTATTCCCTAACTTTCTCTAAGAGATGATTTATCTCCGCATCCGTCAGGCCTTCTGCTTTTAAGTCGGGAATAATTGCATATACCTCTCTCATTACGTCTGCTGGAAGTAATTTCTTTCCTTCAGACTTAACTTCCTCAATTGCCGAAATAATCTCTGTATAAGCCCTGTTTACTCTCTCAAATATCTTCTTGTTTCCCTCTTCTATCTTTTTATCAACTTTTGCTGTGGGAACTACCGGTGTAATTGGTTTATCCCTCTTAACAGATTCTTTTGATTCCTTGGAAATGTCTTCCACCTTAATCTCATCAATAAGTATATCTTCTGGGATTGGCTCAATCTCAAAGTCTTCACTCCACTCAATACCCAAATCCTTCGCTCTCAGCTTGTTAGCTATGTTTATCTTCTTAATAAGTTGATTGTTTATCGTTTTCACCAATAGCCTTGCCCTGTTTTTCCTAACTTTGTAATTATCCGTCTCGCCACCCAAAATACGCTGAACCAAAGACTGGCTGATGGGAGATTTACCGTTTATGTTTATTCCTTTGAGGCTTTCGATAATCGCTTCGCTACCGGCCGGTTCTTTAACATATTTCAGAATGTTCATCTGAATGTTTGTAACTTTCTGTTGTAGCTCATTCAGGCCGGTATAAAATTTGAACCGTCTATCCTGCTCCTCAATTGTCCTTTCTCTCATCTTTTCTGCTTTTTCTTCTGCTGTCTCTCTCGCTTCAATGGGTGTTCTTATGTCAACTGAAATCCCGCCGGGGCCAATTGATGCCTGTTCTATTGTTTCTGGTCCGGTCTTTAATCCTAAATCCCTCAGCTTCTTCATATACTCCTCTGTCTTAATAACCCCCTTGGTTGCTTCCTCTTTTCCAGCTTCTTCCCATCCCTCTCTCTTTATCTGCTGAAGTGTCATAGCAAGAGGCCGTCTAGTTACATCTTCTCCCGTATAAGGCTGAACATTGCTTCCGGGTAGGGGGCCTCTCCACCGCTGTGCATCCGTAAGGATCGCCTGAATCATGGGGTGTTTATCAAGCTGATAATATCTCACCGTTGCAAGAAACGGCTCAGAAAGAACTACTCTTGCATCCAGCTTTCCAGTGATGTAATCGTTGTAAATGTCTTTAGCAAGTTTCTCCCTCTGCTGTATCGCCTCTTCCTCTGCTCTGGCTTTCATAAGTCCTGTTTGGTAATTCTGAAGCATTTTATATGTCAATGCCTGGTTTAAGGCTCGGTTTATACCACTGCTAAGACCACTCAAAAGCATTGTTAGTGGTGATGGGGTTGGTTTAACTATTGTTGCCATTGCTATTTCTCCTCATCCAAGGAATTTTAAGAGTTTTGCCCCCGTAAAATAGCCCAGCAAGTTTCCAAGTCCGCTTCCTAATCCACCCAATAGGTAACTCCACGCACTCGGTTGTGGCGGTTGGGCAATATTTTCAATGGGATTCATACCCATCAATGCCAATGCCATCTGGAAAGGCACCATCTCTTCTTGTCTTGCCCTGAGCCAATCCTCATAAGCTCGCTGTAAAGCATTCTGATATTCGGCCCTATTAAGTGCCTCTCTCTGTGTTAACAGGCTTCCACCGGTTAACAAGTTCTGCAGGATTTGATTCTGTAACCCCTGTTTGGTAGTCGCTAATCCTGTAAGGCCACCAGCACCCTGAAACATCGAGGCGACATTCTGATTCCAGCCTGCAAGATTTATATCAGCTAAGGTCTTCTGAAGATTAGACAGAACCTCATCTGCAAGTAATGCCTGGGCAAGGGCGTGTCTGCCACCAAAATAACCACCTAAATTACTAAACCTGCTGGCTAACATCTTTTGGGCTCTTCGTAAATCCCGGAAAGCCTGATTTGCAATTGCGTTGTAAACTGCATTCCGGAACATCGCTCCAGTGGGGGACAATCCACCAGCTAAAGCAAAGTTATAAAAGCTCTCGGCCGGAGCTAATGTCTGAAGTGGTTGCTGGTCAAGATACATCTGGCCTATATAATCAAGGGCAGATTGCTCATAAGGATTAATGGGGATTGGCCCAGTATAGCCAAAAATATCTAGCATTGAGGTGGCCTCTCCCGGTTTAAATAACTGAATATCCACACCGGGTGGGGGTTCATAAGGACCATAAACGAGCGTCTGTCCACTGCCATCACCATTCCGTCCACTGCCATCACCATTCCCACTCTCGGGATTAGTGTATTGAAGGTTATCAAAGTATTGATCCCAAAGACCGACCACATTTTGACTTAATGGCCAGCTAATAAAATCTTGCCAGCTTACCGGACCCCCTGCTTTTTTATATAACTCGGCCACCTTATTAAAATTCTGCCATCCCCAGTAAGGGTGCCAAATGATATAATCAGGCCAATCAGGGGAACGCCACCATCCCTGTTTAACCCATGAAGGATCTACACCTCTCCCTTCCCATTCCTGCGAACCAGCTAAATTCCGGTAATTTCTAAAGCTAGTCCACCAGGATGGTCTTTTCCATTTCTCCAGGTCCCATTTTTCCTTGGTTGTGTCTTCGGTTGTGTCTTCCTCGCTTTCCTTATCTTCTACATGCTCAAACGGGGGTTCATCGGGTATCTTAATAATCTTCCCGCTGCCTTCTGTCTGGGTCTGTCTTCTAGACTGCTCTCTAGGTAACCGATTGATTGTATCTCTTCTAGATTGGGGAAGAGGTAACCGATTAGTTGTATCTCTGCCGGGAAGCCGAAGGAGGGCTTTTCGTAAGGGTGAAAAGGATAATTCTTTACCTTCCGTAGGAAATGAAAAACTGGGGGTCTTGGTTGGAATCGTCTCTGAGCGATAGCTAATACCCAAATCAGGCGTTCTGTCTAAAAGCTGTTGTCCAGCGGGGGAAAATGCCGGCAACGGCTTTGGGGTCGGTCGGTAGTTTTGTAACAATTCCCGGTTTCCGGCAGGTGATATAGATTGTGGTTTTCTTTTATATATATCATCCATTGCTCTCGTTAATGGGTTCATTATCCACCTCCCCTAGTGAGAAAGAGTCTGGATCTAGGTTCATTCCCTAACTGGGGATAATTGCCCGATAAAGGATAATAGAAGGGCATCACAAAGGGAGCTGTAAACAATCTACTTACCGGACTAGCATAGAAATTTATTAAACTACTCGCCACGGGGGAAATACTTCTGGGGGTTCCCAGACTGCCCATTGTTGGGGTAAACTGCCCCACCATTGAAAGCCCGCTTCTTCCACCCCTCTCGGTATCTTCCTCTCTTCTAAAGGGTGGCCTTCTGTTCCACGGATTCTTTTTCTCGTTGTGTGGGTCTGTTATGTCAACTTCTTCTGTTGTTTTGTTGTTTGCCCAAGGGTCCCATGCTTTAGTCCTTCCACCGCTTAAAGTAAAATGATACGGTGCATAAGACTCTAAATAAGGTCCTAACCAGGGCATTCCCAGCGGGTAGCCCTGAATTGACCTCAAGGCAGCCCTGAGCATTTGGTCAAGACCAGCCATCTGAAGCTGGGTCTTAACCGGTGTTGCTTGAACTCTGATGTCTCCGCTTTCTCCGCCCATTATTCCCCTCCTAAAACAAGATAAAACTCAAGTAAATCTACATATTTGCCTTTTACAAACATATACTCTTCTTTCTTTCCAACGAACTTAAATCCTAATGACTTAAGAAACTTTATTGAGGCTTCGTTACCGTCAATAACCCGACTTACTACCGAGTGAAGTTTATAGGTGTTAACCATATCCGCTTTAATTAAATCCACTAATGGCTTAATCTTGCCTTTTCCTCGGTCTTCTTTATTGAAAATACAAGCCCATAAACAACAACTGCGATAGGGGTTAACATCTGTAAAAAAGACCACACCAAACGGTGTGGGTCTTCCTTTTTCAAAAAGACCATAAACAACGGTCCCGGGAGAATAAAGAAGAGCCACCAGATCATTCCATCCGACCATATCATCGAACATGGAATATCGACAATCAGGTTTTAAAAGATTGTGTATTACATAAGTGAGATGTTCAGGTTTTTTCTCTAATTTCTTAATACCGGCCATTTCCTTATCTCCCCGTAATTAGGTTTTTTATGTAAAAAATGACCATAAATAAGGCTCCACCGATGGTTCCCCACATTCCTGACTTTACCTCTACCGCTGTTATGCGTTTATCCAACTTACCAAACCTTTCTTCGATTTTTAGTCTTTCTTTCTGGTATGTCTCCTTAAACTCCTCAAATCCTTTAGCAAGGTTTTCGGTGGCTTTACAGTTTTGGTCAAGTTTATACAAGACCATTTCCTTCCACTTGTCCCATCCGTTATTTTGATTAACTATCTTGCTCTCAATCTCCTTCCTTAATGCCTTTATTTCTTCTTGAACATCTTTAACAGTAACCCTTCTAGCCATGACCCTATCTCCTTAATATAAGAGTGACTACAATCCCGGCAGAGACGCCATATAAAAAATATCTTATGGTTTTTCTGCTCGATTCTTCCTTCTGAATCTTTAGCTCGTTTCTGAGCCTCTCTATTGTTATGGAAAGGGCCTGTTCTCTCAGAATAATCTCAGACTCTCTTCCGGCTAACGCATTTTTGCACGCTTCTAATGATTCTTTCAGGGCAATATTCTCTTGCTTTAAGGCTTTATTCTCAGCAACTAAAAAGGCAATCTCTCTAAAAGTATCTACACCCAAAGATATCCTGTTTCCAGAATATTCAATATCCGTGAAACCAATCTCCTCAATTAACTCCTGTGGTGTGGCTTCTTCCAGTCGTTTCTTGGTTTCTAAAAGCTCTTTTCTTATCTTTTTAGCTTCTTCTTCCTTTTGGATGGCATAAATCTTAAAAGCCTCAATAATTCTCTCCCATTTCTTAATATCTTCTTTCTTCTGCTTTTCCATCGCCTCAACTTTTGCTTTATACACTTCGAGGGTCTCCTTTACGGGGGCCGTATAGCACGCATCATAAAACTTAACCGTCACCCCAATCAGCAAGACAATCACAACCCCATAAAGTAAATTTTTCATTTTTTCTTCCCCGCTATGGATATTTGAACAATAGGCTCCAAAACCCTTGTGGCCATATAGGCTATAGCTATATCCCTTATGGCATTTACGGCCACCTGGGGTTCAAGCATAAATAAGGGAATTGCTAAATAAATCAACGTGAACGACAATATCGCCACCTGAAACTTAGTGGACACCATCCACTTTATAAACCCATCTCTGACCCTCACCATTCCGCTCCCTCATGTAATTTTGGGCTGTATCTTGGGATAATCAAAAAGCCTAAATCGAAATGAACAAATGTTTTTCCTTTGTCTAAATATCTCTTCCATCCTATTCTCGGTCGGATATCTACTTTCCTCAAAATCTCAACCGCCCTTTTAACTTCAGAGACAGAATTAAAGTCAACATCCAAAGCAAGTCCAAAAACGTGGACCGACCAATAGGTGGAAGAGATCTTGTTCATCACCAATTCTTTTTGGTGATCTAAACACCTGTAACCACTGGTAATAATCGGCCAATAACCCAGCTCATCTGCCAATCTTTCATAAACCCTAAAAAGAACTGAGAACTCATAGTTGATAATTGTTTCGCCGTCATCTCCAATATCATAGAGATCAGGTGGCAATTTCCCACAATGCGGGCACTTATATCGCCTTAAAATATCCTTCATCCTCTTTTCGTCAATCATGTCTGCCTCTCCCTGATTATTTCTCTGACGGCTCTTTCAATCGCTCTTAACTCCGGCTCCTTGTTTAGCTCAAAGCTGACACCATATTTACGACACTCTTCTCTTGTGAGTCCCTCAAGGGCTGATTTTCTCCATGTTGCAATATTGGGAATGGTTGTGCTCCTTACCCAGGCAGCAGCGGACATGATTATCCAGCCACCACCACCATTCCGATAGTCATAAACAAGGCCGTGATACATATCAAAGGAAGAGGGGCGCCTGAATTCCGGGTTCCAATTTTTTCCAATTAAACCGGTTCCTATAAGGCCGGCTTCATAAGTCTGGGCCCCATCTGAATCACAAACAATCCTGCGTCCAAAGGGCTTATAAAAGTATTTATAAAAATCACGGTCATGACGGTGATAGCGGATAAATGCCCAGGCGGTATTAATTCCATGATGCGAATAAAGAATCTTCTTGTATTTCTTCAGCCATTTATAACCAGCGGGATCATCGCCATCTAGCGATCTGTCTATATGCTGAACCATGATTCTCTTCTGTGGGACCTTAAGTTTCTTGGTTAAATAATCAATCATGTGATAAGTCCACTGGGTTAGCGGTTTGGGCTCAAATTCGTGTGGCTCATTAATCAGCTCCCAGATAACCAAGGGATTATCAAAGTGTTCTACCATTGCTTGGCAATAGTCCTTGAACATCGCTATAACCAGCTCATCTTCAATAAAAGCTCTTGGTCTCGAGGGGGATTTTATATTGGAGTTTCTTCCGTTCCACATTGAGAAGTGATATCGAAAGCCCTTAATACCCGATGCAAGGCAGATAATTGTCACAATTCCCCTTTCGTGGAAGACCCGTAATCTTCGGGACATTTCGTTAACATAGGCGGGAGAAAGAATAAGTCTTCCATTTCTGAATCTATAGATATATCTATCGTTGCGAATCTCTAGTGGCTGAATGTATCTATAAATAGAATCTGGTCTCTCCTGACAGTAAGCAAATAAACGGATTACATTTACGCCACGTTTCGCAGATTCTTCTCCTACAAACTCAAATCTGTTCATATTCCAATTCGTTCCATCCTGGAAGGGAATGACAAAGCCATCTAAATCCCAGGGGACATAACCAACCATAAAGTTATAAACCGAATAAGGAAATATAGTTCTGGTAACTGATTTTTTCTTGGGTTTTTTCTTGTTTTCTTTCTTCTCTTCTTTCTGTTTATCTTCTTTCTTTTTTTCTTCTCGCTTAACTATTTCTCTCTCATCACCGGCTTTAGAAAATGCTGTTTCTTTCTTATTGAATAATCTTTTACAGATGCCTACAAACCTATTCCAAAGCCAAAGAATAATCTTTTTTATGCTCATCTTGCTTACACCTTCTTAAAAATTGAAGCATTAGCATCTATGGTATAGCCATCTAAGGTTTCTTGATTCTGGATAGAATACAGTTTAATCTTCGATACGTGAGGAGTAATTGAAACTGTCTTCTGAACTGCATTTAGCCCATTAGGAGTCACATTAATGGTAAGATATGGTTCGGTATCCCATGAACCTCTTGCTGGATCATAAGCCACAAAGGCAAAAGTAACATCCAGACTAACACCAGCATTATTCCCCTTGACGTAAACAGAAATAGAAGCAAACTTGGCATCACTCAGGTCAATTTCATTCGAGCTAACCACCTGGGTAGTATTAATAGGAATAGTTACATCTGAATCTAAAAATTTTCTAAAATAAGGAATCAACATCGTCTTACCTCCTTAAATAATTTTTTCAATTAACCCTCCTCTAAAGTCTCTCCGCAGATTCCAGGAATATTCATTTCTTCTCCAGCGGGTTTGAAGTAACATTTTTCTATAAATTTCCACCCCTCGTCTGGAAGCCAAATAAGGAAAAAGAGCATATCGAAGAAGTCTTCTTCTTTCCGAATATACGCTCCAACTAAATCAACTTCCCAGTGAAATCCATAGCAGGTGAAAACATCTCCTTTTTTGAATCTTCCCTTGGGGTCATCTTTTATTGCCTCTACTTTAAACACTGTCTAACTCCTTCAAGATTTGTTGCAGTTCCTCTATATTTGCAATTAAATGATTCTTCACAGCAACTTTCAGTGTGCCTGGAGATACAGAGTTTAAAAAGCCAACAATATCTTCCCAAGTCCCTAATGTCCCAATGTAGGAATAGAGAGCATTCACAACTAATGCTCTTTTCCTTTTCTTTTGATTGAGAATTTTTATTTCGTCCATTTTTACACCTCAAACTAATCTTTCTTACAGAAAACAACGTCTATATAAGGGGGGAGATGACTTGCACTTCCCGAACTGAAGGCAGCAATATCTACTGTATGATGGTGTCTCCAAGAAATATCTTGGTCGCCAGACGTAGCATCCTGATAATACCAATCATCACTAACAATTCCGCTTGTATTTGTGCTTGGTGGGTCAATTGTATGAGTATGCGTAGAACTTCCTCCGGTTCCTCCATAAGTAGCAGCACCACGGAGAAATTTCCCATCAAAATCTGCAACTCTTGTCCAGCCTGAGGGGCAAGAGCCTTGGAAGATTGCTATCATTCCAGATGGAATAGCCTGTGATGCAAGGGCAAAATCAGAAGCGTGATATCCGTCTAGTTTATCTGAATCCGGAACTTTATTATTTCCAATAAGACTATCAAGATAATAAGAACCAAAATAAATCTTTTTCCCTGACGCCATTGTCAGGTCACCATACATCGTATCGCCTTCTTTAGAGAGCAACCAACCATAATCACGTCTATATCGATAACGAGCTGCAAAACCTATTTGTCCTATCTGTATTGCACCATATGTAGAATTTCCGGATTTGATAGTAATCCTTAACTTTGTTATATAGCTATCGCTATAAAAGTGTACATTGGTTTGAAAGGCAGAGGTTGTGTCTGCTACTGTATGCCAAGATGCATCATTTGAAGTATAAACTTCAATTTTATAACCTGAATCTGGTTTTCTATTCCAAGCAAAATGAATCCAAAAATATGTAGAATAATGTATGGTTCCAAAATCCTCAATCGTTATTGTCAAAGGATATGTGGTTAAACTATCATCCCACTTTGCATAATTAGGGAAACTACTAGTAAACATATATTTTAAAAAACCTGCATCTGGAGATTTACTTGCTGTAACTGTATATCCTTTTTCAACAGCAAGGGCGAGTACATTGTCCTCAAGAGAAAGTCCATAGTTGTAATAGTCTCGTGAATCTAAAAGAATCCCTCTCTTTACAAAGTTATCCCCCATCTCTAAAGCACCCTGAAGTGACAATCCTGCAAAACTTGGGCTTGCTGATGTCCTAACATCCTGGTCAAGGTCATAGCCATCTACCTTATCAGCATCCGATACCTGAGAAGTTATCTCACTCCCTGGGTGAGTATGACTCTCTGGGGGAAATGTTGACGGTTTATCAGGTATATTATTCCAAAAAGGGCTACCCCAAAAATCAGATATATCCCCTCTTGTGTGTTGATGGCTATCCGGCGGGAAAGTAGAAGGTCTATCAGGAATGTTGCTCCAAAACGGAGAATCAAAGAAATCAGGAATCTCCCCCCTCGGATGGGTATGACTTTCCAAAATATTAAAAGCATCTTGAATTCTCGTTAATTCGTCGTCTATCCCCTGCACAAGTCGGTCAATCTCAGACTTCCCCGTCCGACTTTTTCTAAACGACTTCCTGTACAAACTCATTTACCCCTCTTTACTTAATCGTTGTGATATAACCCTTAAGAATTAAGCCGTGCAGATTAAAACCATAAATATTACTGGAATCTCTTATTCTTAACTTAAATTCTTTTCCCAAAACATCGGTGTAAACCGTGTATCTTCGAACCCCGCTGTTACCCGAACCGGTAACATTGTAGTTATAAGAAAAGTTCTCATTCGCCTCATTTGCTATATCAAGAACAAGGTTGATGTCGTTGTCAGTAAGTTTCTCAATAAGAAGATCTACCTGTAATATCCTTTTATTCCTTGTCCTGTCCTTTAAACCAATCTCGGGTAAAACTGCCGAGCTGGTATAAGGATTAGCTCCCAGGTCAACATATTCAGACCACATCTCTTGATATACATAACCATTGACATCACCAATTAATGGGATATAGCTAAGACCAGCAATTCTTTGCTCTGGACTTAAAGTTACATTATCAGTATCTTTTTCTAAAGCACCTATACAAGTAATATCGAAAGGAAGAGTCCGTTTCCCGACCAGCTCTCCGGTCCTGACATCCAAAATAGCAAGTTGGTCATTACGGGAGTTTCCAACAGCCGGGTAAATAAGATAGATATATTCAAGATTGGGAAAGTAAAAAGCTATCGCCCTTTCGTAATAAACAGGATCAATCCCGTCTAAAACTAGTTTATTAAACTTGTTTTTAGATATTGTCTCAGGGGGTTGCCCGGGAATAAGCCGAACCATCCCAGACTGGGAAAGGAAGTAGTGAATATTTTCTCCGCATAAAGTATTGGGTGCTAAAAGACCTATCCTCTCAGAAAGAGGAGAGGAACCAAACCCTGTCTGTTCTCCAGACCAAAAAACACGGTAAATAGAATCAGAGAAATAGACTATAATTGAATCTTCCATCTTCTTGGCGTTGACAATCTTTCCCTCTGAGGCAATATCTAAAGAATCTTCTGGATCAAAGATTGTAATAGCTCCCGGATTAGACCATTTAAGCCTTGTGTAATGCTCTGTCCCGCTCTCAATTGTCCTGAAAAGCATAAGGTAAGTCTTATGCTCCAACAAAAACCTTGCTTTTAAGGTTGTGGGGTCAAGTAAATTTCCTGAATTGATGCCATCGTAATATTTGATTATTCCAGAATAAGAATCAGTAATTACTATCTTGTCATCTATATTGGCCGAGCTAACAACTATACACCTTTCATCTAACGACAAAGCATTGGTGTAAATGCTTGACCAAGGGGTGTCTCCACCAACATATTTGTAAGCTCCTGTTGTTGTAACTAGAATCAAAAACTTTTCGTTGGTTGTATATTTCCTGTAAGTTGGTAATCCTAATGCTTTTTCCTTGGGAGTTGCAGTAAAATAATTAAGTCCCCTCTGTTTCATAATTTTTCCTTCTTTAATTAAAACCCCATCAGCATCAGATAAATAGAGAGGCTTATCGGGTTGTGGGATAATCTTCTCAAGTATATCTGTGTTTATCCCTACAAACCCCACAATCTCGGCTAATGGTGTAAGATAATCCATCATTAAACCTCTATATCATGGGCAATTCTGGCTTCTCTCCTTACCCATTCATTATCTACAGGGGAAATATCTGAATACCTTGTTCCCCCGGGGGTGTATATAATCATCCAATTCCCGGAAGTCTTTATTATGGATACAATCTTCTCAGAAAGACTTATTTGTTCTCCAATACTTCTTGGTTTAATATGTGTTGGTGTGATATCCTCATCCAGACTAATCGACTCTTCAATGTTTTTAAAATAACCAACATAAACATCTGTTAATTCATTCAATATAATTGACTCAGACAATCCTTTAGAAACATCTCTGTCAGATAATTTTTCTAAAATGTTAATCGACTCTGATGGGCTTTCTTTTTTTACGTTTATAACGTCAAAGTAAGTAGAAGATAATTGCTCTGTATTTGCCACCCCCTCGGAAAAACTTTTAAAGCTGCTCTTTTTTAATATCTCAGATAAATTGATGCCCTCACTTATTCTCCTAAAAAACCAAACTTTCTGACTGATCGATTCGGATGGCTTAACCAGCTCGGACATAGCTTTACTAAAGTCCTTCTCTGGTGCTGGAGAGAAATTAAGGCTTTCAATTATTGACTTCTTGTGTCTAAATGTAACAACAAGGCTTGCCCAGTCGTAATATCCAAAACTTTGAATATAAGCACTTCCTGTCTTTGCTGAGGCCGGAGAGGCAATAAGCAAAAGCTTATATGTTCCTATGCCACCAGCCTGAAAAGTGGGAAGGACATTGACATTGCTTAATATCTTTGCTTCAGAACTGCCGGTATAAGTGACTTGGTAATACTTATCATAAACCCCATCAGGCCTTATAATGTAAATCTCAAATTCAACTGACCCATCTACTATATCCCCACCATAGGTCTCCCACCTGGCAAAAACCTCAAGTGTTGCACTAATTACTTCAGCCTCAATGCTTAGCAACTGCCATATTTTATGTGGTTTTTTGGATGTGGAATCGCTGTAACTTATTGCCTCAGCCTGTCCATCTACCCACCCAAACGCATAACCACCATCTACACCATTAACCCACCCGTTTAAATTATTACTGAAATTATTATTGATAAGAATTTCACCCATAATTAACCTCTATGGTCTTCTCAATGATGTAACGACTTTGTGTTAAGTCTGAATAACGAAAAGCAGAACTTTTGGGTAGATAGACTAGAATATTCCTATCATCAGTAGCAATGTGATCGATATACATCTCCATCCATAGCTGTTTCAGCTTTATTGTTTCTTCTATTACAATTTGAACCATCTTCCATTGAAATTACCTACTAACTATAACTTTGTAAGTGATCTCAATCTGGTCATTCTCAGCAAGATTTACGTCGGAAAATGTAACCCTATTTAAAAGAAGCCCACTAGCGGTTTTTAAACCATATTCCCTGACCGTCCAGCCACCAACTGGTGCAGTATGAACCGAAGTAAACTGAGCGGTATCATTGGTAACATTGGTGGTGACCCTAGAGAAGGAAACAGTTTGCTCGTCAAGCTGGTTACCTAAAGCAGTATCAGCAGTAGTTGGGGTCGTCCCATCATCGCCAATAGCACCCTTAGTAAACGCCTCGGCTGTTGCCTCACCTAAAAGGTAAGCAATCTGAGCTAGTCCATTGTTAACAATGGTGTTTTTCTTTCTTAAGAGAAAAATCTTTTCCTTGGTTTTTCCGTCTATCTTATGAAGCTCAATAACTCCTATAAGTTTCATCCCTCTGCCTCCTATAAGCCTTCGTAATTAAACTGGGGGAATACAATCCTCTTTTTATCCTTAAACTCATCCCAGCTTTGAAATCTCATCTTGGCATTCTTGAGATAGTGCCTTCTGTTTTGGAGAATAAGAGACTGCTTCTCTTCCTCGAAAAGGGCTTTAAACGCCTGGGCTGAAGCCATATCCTTCATATACAAAGCCATCTTGAACGCCATCCCGTAGATATGAAGATCAGGAAAATGGGTTAAGAAATAATCACTGAAGCTGGTGTCCTTTATCTCTTCCGGAAGGCCATTGTAGAAAAGCCTAATCTCTTTACCGCTCTCAGTGGGGATCGGCCTGATCTCAAACTCTCTTCCTCGCATGGTAACCCATTTGGGTGTAACGTTTAACCCTGAATCATTGCTCGGTAATCCCAGGCCTATATCAATGACTCCGGGCGGTGATTTGACAAGAAGTGTTCCGTCATACCAAACATTCAGGTCGTCAATAAAGTCATCGGGAAGCCCATACCTGGATTGTCCAGCCACCGAACCACCATCGACAGTCGCTTCTTTGTAAAGAAAATAAAGCCCGTGGAAACCCCCAGCCAATGCGTCTAAAGCCACCCGTCTTCTGACCTCATTAGCCCAGCGATAGTGCCAGCTAGTGGAAAAAGAACGGCCGTCTCCTTTTTCTTCCACCGAGCTAATGATGTCAGAAAAGGTTATACCCATTTACTTGCCTCTCCTGTGGGAAATCTTGTGTCCCCGAAGAGCCATCTCGGAGCTAAACTCCTTTTTGCAAACATCACAAACAAACGGCCCGGCCTTTTTCTCCTCTAACTTGACTTTGGGATTGCGTAACTTTTCAGCCCTAACCGTCTCTTCAGGAACCTCGGCTTCTTGGGCTATGGTTTGAGTGTTAATTGACCCCCTAATAGTCTTCTGCTTCTTGGCATTAATTGAAGCCTCAACAATCTTTCTGTCCACCTCGCTGATCTCAAAAATGACACCCTCTTTATAAGCAATGGAGTTCCTGATGGCCTTAATTTCTTCCGGGTTGCTCGTCACATAAACCCCGTTCTCGAACTTAGCGATCTTTGCGGGAACCTGGATAATTCTCCCGTCCGGAGAAAGAGAAAGAGACTCTGGTCGGATAACAATCATATACCTCAGGGCATTTACTCTAAACTCAACTTTTTCGGCATTAGCCATAATTACCCCCTAAAAAGAATTTGGGGGTCTCGCTTCGTGGGGCCGAGGTATGACCGGGTTCATGCGAGACCCCCATCATTTTGGACTAACCCCTGACTGGATTAGGCGACGTTGTAGATAATGCCGTGTCGCTCGGCGTTGTGAATTTCGAGACCACAGTGAACCTGGTATTCATCCAGGAGGTAGTGAACATTCTTGGGCTGGATATCTACCAGAAGTTTGAAATCTAAGCCATCGAGATACCGATAAACCAGCTCCTTGACATCGAGAATAAAGGCCATCCCAGCATAAGGACCAGTAAAGTTTTTATCCAGAACCAGATTAACTACCCCAAAAGGAGAGAGGTATTCTCGAACCGAAATTCCATATTTCTTCTGAAGACCAGGCGTAAGTCTCTGTTTGTCGGAAGCAAATGCTGAAATATCACCAATGATTCTCGGCCCGGCGAACAGGAACCGCTCATCAGAACCATGGGCAAAAACATCCTCAAGATGCCCTAAGAAGGCAGATTCCGTAAGCGATGAACCACTAGCATCCAATTCTGGAGCGGTGCCTTTCAGGAAGTAATAAACTCCACCAGTCTGATAACGGGGACCGGAAGAATCGAGCTTGGGCTCACCGAAGAGGAACTGGACCTCGATATCCCGCTTCAGCTCGTTGGCTTTCTTTCTCCGCTCATAATTCCGCCGGTTTCCACCATAAGTAGCAATGGCATTAGCAGTCTCGGTGATCTTTACGGTTTTGGAGAAGATCTGAATGTAATTGCTCTTCCGGCTCTTGGCGGTGACCATCGCATCGGGAGCAGTATATCCCTCAGCCATGGCTGAACCCAGACGGAAGAGATAATCGTTGTCATTAATAGCAGCAGCAGAAGTCGAACCCCATCCTCTGGTAACAGTAATTGTATTGGTGGAAGTGTTGACGGCAGTGATGAGCATTACCTCATTGGTCCGGGTGTTTTTCACAATGTCATAAGGCTGGAAAATATCAGCATCATCCACCACCAGGTCAGTAGCAGCATTGTCGTAACCAGTAGCATTGTTGATCTGAGTGTAACGGCCGATGTAGTCATCCTCGAACCAATGAAACTCCACATCCTGAGCTTTTAATTTGCTCAGTTTACCCAGAAGAGAAAGAAAGGGATTGATGTCCGGGTCGAGCTGAAAAATCATATCCCGAACATCATACTTTTTGATGTATTGTTCAAAGTTCGAAGTGGTGAAAGCACCACGAATATTGGCCATCTCTGTCCTCCTTATTCGCTGTAGAATTCAGCGTCCATGATGGCCTTCTGTAATTCTCTGGACTCCCTCTCTATGTCTCTCTCCTGCATATTTACCTCGGTGGCGGAGGACGTTACAGGTGCTTGGCGAATCCTGGAGACAAGCCCCTTCAGCTTCTCAGTGTCAACAGCATCTAATCCCAGCTTTTTCTTGAGAACATTAGCCCAGACTTCCATCTGCTGATCATAAGCTTTCTTCGCCATGTCGTATAAAGTCTCTACATCCTGAATACCGGTCTGATTGTGAATCTGAAGCATTAACGGCCTCAAATTATCAAACTCAGCCGGGTTCCTGCTTCTAACCCGATGAAGCTCCGCTAAATACCGGTTGTATTCTCGCATCTCAAATTCTTTGCGAACCTCATTCAAAACAGCCGACTTAAACTTTTTCACAAACCGCTTCAAATTCTCTTTGTCAGAAACAATATCCACAGGGTTCTCAGGTAAATCCAACTCCTCTTCCTGCTGAGGCGGAATAAACTGAGGAACATAGCCAGGTGCAGGAGCCGGAGACACAGGAGGAACACCAGGAGGAACCACAGAAGCCAACCTCTGGACGTCCTGAGATAACTCAGTGTTCTTCTTCTCTAAGTTTTCCGCCCACTCAACCAGCTCGGAAACGCTCTTGAACCCCTTCTTCTTCATGAGGCTCGAGAGCCTTTCCACAACCTCATCATCCTTGTCCGTAACAGGGGGACTCTGAGGGCTGGTCTCCTGAGCTTTATCCTGAGATCCACCAGACCCAACCTTAGAACCCTCTCCTTCTAAACTGAAGACAGAAGGGTCCTGAAGCCCGTCCTCTTGTCCAGTAATAGGGGAGGACTTTTTCTTCTCACTCATAACTAAACTCCAAACACACTACTGGGCGTCATAATAGACACCTCACTAATAATATAATCTGCCACTGCTTTTTTGTCAAGTCTTATTTAAAACCCAAAGGCGAGGCCTATGTGAAAGGAGGTTTTAAGGGGGGATATACGAGGAGGTCGGCCTCGCCTTCCCCGTAGGCCTTACGAGGCTGATATTATGCTAAAACATCAATGGCTTTTTGTCAATGCTAGATAGTAATATTTCGGCAGAAGGAATCTCTTATGGAAGAGAAAAATAGGGAAGTTGTGTGTTTTCTCGTGTAATAAGTATATCGACCGGTCGATGGCCCGGGAGTCCCGGGATCCCTATGGGACCCCCCATCTCCCGGAAAAATTGTTCAATTTCTGGACATTTTGTGACTATTCTAGCATGATTTTTCATGGAAAAATCATAATAAAATGCTTATAAAGATAAAAGTTAACATAAGATTAGTTATACGAACCATGTATTTTTATCTTCTTTATCTAGAACCACATAGAAAATCCTAGTATTACGATAGTGATTAATAGTAAAAGGTGCCATGTTCTATTTTTTTAACCATTTATAGTGAATAAGAATGTTAAGAAACTGAACACTATTTACTAACATAGTTATCACTCTAGTAATTATAATATATATACTAGCAATAATCAATAAAACTAAAACACTACTCCAGTATATTCTCTAGATCATAGATAACACCATAAAGATACATACACCATGAATAGGGATTTATTCATTAATTGAGTAGAAAATGAATAAAAGCAAATAAAAAAAAGAATTGACAAAAAAGACAATTTGTGCTAAATAGATAAGCGAAAGGAGGTTAAAAATGACGGGTAAAACATTAATAAAGGGGGTTAAAATACAAGGCTTAAAAGAAATAAGGCAAAAAGAAAACGAGATTTTCGTAAACGCTTGGAGAGAGGGGGAGTTTTTCCCAACTGAATTTGATACCGAGCTCAATGAGATCCAGCGTCAAAAGATCAGAATATTAAAAGAAAAGTGGGGAAAGATATATGGCGTTCGGATCAATGAAGGCGTGCCGGTTGAAAGGTTGAAAGGAAAAGTCTTAAATTTCAGTTGTGACGCTGTGATCCCTTGCTATTCCGAGGAACTGGTCCGCTTAATAGAAAGATACAGAAAGGCTGATTTTCCACGCGCTCAAAAAATGATTACTGAAATTCACGATCACATCGACAAATTGGGTGGCGAACTGCTATATTGGGTGTAAAATGGGCGACTTAAGTTTATTTGGTTTTCTCGGTTTCTGGCTTGTCTTGCTAGTCCGGGTCCTCTCAGCCCGGGCTAGCATTTCTGGAACAAAAAAAATAAAATACTAATATGGAGGGATAAAATGAAAGCGTATCTTCTCTCACGAGAAAATGGAGTCATTCAGATTGGAAGAACTGTTTACACTCTTCCTCTTAGGACAAAATTTGAGGGAACCAGGAAGGGCCTAAAAAAATATCCTTCTTGTGATGTAAAAGAAAATAGTTGGGAAGAGGCAGAAAAAGCATATAAAGAACTGGCCCAATCATAACACATCCGAAACCAGGGACTAAAGGAATAACGCAATGGCAAAAACAAGTTGGCGTGAATTGATAACTGAGGCCCTGGTGAAAAATAATGAAAGCTGGAAAGACATGGAATACATAACATTGTCAGAAAGAGAATTAGATGAGACGTTCAGTGAGATATATCATCCGGAATATGGGCCAGAAGGAAGGCCATTTACTGCTTGGACAAAGAAAAGGGTATATTTTCCTGTAATTAAAAACTGCGGTGAGCTTAAATTTTATGGGGTTGCATCGGTTTCACGAGATCCTGACGGAAAACCAACGGAACATATTGGAAAGGAAACATAA